ATATAATACCATCCCTTTAAATGAAGTTATAGAACGATTGAAACAGGGATTATCTCCTGTATGGGGCACATAACGAAGCGTATAGAACGAGGTGGGCGTAAAATATGATTATTACTTTATGTTTCAACGAGTTACGTGATTGGAGAGATTAAAGGGCTGCAAAACGAAACGTTTACATTGGTTTAATTTTGGTTTACATAGAAGGGCTGTTGAGGCTTATAAGACGTACAAAAGGTTTACATAGGGTTACAGAATGTTTACATAGAACTGTAGAAGGTTGAAGAGGGTTGTTTATCGGTCCTCTTTTCTTGTATCAATATCATGGAAAGCCTGTATTTGAGCGATATACACAGCTTTAGGAGCGATAGTGGAAAACAATACTAAAACTGAATTAAAAGGGCTTAGAACGCAATTAAAACAGCATTGAAATGAAGGTAACATGGCAGATTTGTTACCTCCATTTTTGGTGTGTAAAAACGTCGATTTTAGGTGGTGGGGTTACTGCTGGGGTTACAAAGTGGGGTTACATTTGTCAAAAAGTGGGGTTACAAAACTCTTACCAACACCCCCCCAGTAAAATGGTTGCCAAAGAACAAAAAAAGGAGTAAAGTGTAAGAAACTGACACTTTACAAGCAAGTTTGAACGTGTATTTTTATTCCTAACACCTTATATATAAGGGGCTTTTGCCATAAATAAGGGGTGTTTCGGGGGGAGGGATACCCTAATATGGTCAATCGTTAGGCAACATAGATGACATCGGAATATACTGATATGCTCCTTCGTCTTTTGCTTTTATACCAATACATTTTGTTACCAACTTGTCAAAAAAGATATAAACAGTATCTGTTATAAGTTGACCTTGATCCTTTCTTTTAATGATAACGGATTTCATAACCATAGTTGTGTCAAACTTAAAATGAGAGCGTGCTACTATTAAGGAATCCTCAAGGTGTCGCATTAAAGAAATCTTTTCATTGACTTCTTGTAGTTCTGTCTTTGTGTTTGCAACACCAGCCCATGTTTTTAAGAATTTCAGTTTCTCACTTATTTCCTCCCTAAGCTGGTTAATTGATTGTTCCATTTTAACACCTTTTGATGTCTCATCAAAGGTTAGCCTTGCAGGTGTGAGAGAATCAATTTTTATTATTTCAACTTCTTCACCAGTTTCTTGCATGGCCTTGAAGCTTTTTTCCACAAGGTTATTAGCAATTTCATTTTTAGTCTTTTGGCAAGAAGATAATCCAATAATGAGAAAGAAAATAAAAACATATTTTTTCATAATCAGAAGAATTTGCTGATACTACCAATAACTTCAAACACATTTACGATACGGTTTACTTCAAACTCTTGCTCGTCGAAATTAGGATTTATTGGTACATATCGAAGAAATTTTTTAGAAGATCCACGGCGAATGATTTTAATTGTACGGATTGTGTCAAGCACTACTGCATACATCTCACCATATTGAATATCGTCAATTGTGCATGGACGTAGAGCTATTATATCTCCATGGCTAATTTGTGGTTCCATAGAATGTCCTGTAACATTACACCAAAGATGTGCTCTATCAAAGCCTGGTACAATGATGTTGTGTTTAGGTGATGATACTTGCGAATTGTATATTTCGCTGAACCCTCCAAGAAAATCGACATCATAATAAGGCTGTCCTACTTCTGAGTTATAACTGACTATAGGGGAAGAAAACTTGTCTGTATTCTCTCCTTTTAGCATATTACCTTTACCTGTGAGGAGCCATTCTGGGTTTACATCTGGAGCATAAGCAAGAAATCTTGATATATTATCTTCGCTAATTCCATTGTTTTGTCCCAAAATGCCCCTGGTTGTACCTGATTCTTTATAATAAACATAATCAGAAACTCCTTTTTTAGCCAAATAAAGCGAGATATTTTGCTTTATAAGCGATTTTTCTTGTTTATTTTCTTGCATAATCGAGAAATCTTGTTTATCTTTGCAACGTGTTCCATTGAGAACCGCCCCCAAAGATACGAAAAAGGGTCGAGAATAACGAGAATTATCGAGTAAAGATTATAAAAGCAAAAAAAGTTATACACAAAGGCGGCTACGTCCGAATGGTAGCGGACACGAATTAAAAGCGTCGGAGCAATGGGGTTCGATTCCTCACCGCCTACGAATGATTAATAATTAAAAAAGTGAGATAATGGAAAAGACAAATGAAACAAGCAAGATGGTTAAGCGGTATATCCACATAAAGAAGGAAGACCGTGATTTTCTTATGGAAGCTTTCGGTATTACCAGAAGGTGTGTTTTTAATGCAATCAATTTTGATTCAAAGCGTGGAAACACCGAACTTGCTGAACGTATCCGTAAAGTCGCAATAGATCGTGGTGGTATTATTATGGTTGAAGCACCAGAGGGTGAGGTCTTCCACGATTCTGATAACTATATACGTGAGTATCTTCCTGGTGGTGTTATGATTGAATTATCAAAGAGCGATGGTAGTGGCGTTGTTTTTAAGAAAGGTATGCAAATGAAGTCATACAAGAATATTCTACTCACTGATATTCCACAGATTCAAGCATACGCAGCAGCACTAAAGTAAAGGAGGATAGTGATGGAGTACTACGAAGGCAATCTTTGCATATCTTACCAAGAACTTGTAGGCAGCGGCATTATGAGTGCAGCCAATTACAAGCAAATGGTGGCACGCGACAATATGCACGTGGCGAGACGAGGTGGCGGAGCGAGTGGCAGTTGTGCTCTTGTTGTTATTGACAGCCTTCCGTCAAGATTTAAAACGAAAGTTAAGGAACTTTTTCCAGAAGGTGCACTTACACATCTGAAGCTTTGGGTTCGCAGCAACTATGAAATAGATCAAAACGCTATTGCTTTTTTCCATAGTCGTGAACAGTCTGGATATGACTTATCATCAGAGAAGATAAACGAATATGTTACGAATGCGAGTGTGTTGAACTGCTGCATCAAGCTATATAATCGCGCTGCTACAGCGCAGAAGCTGATGGGTGGTAAGTATAATTGGGATGATATGGCACAGACTATCAAGACTCTTAAGGACGAGCTCGGACATACACTCCCAACAAGTGCACTACGATTCCGCAAGAAGGTGAACGAGTACAAGCGTGATGGTTATAGTTGTCTTATAAGTGGAAAGTTTGGTAACCAGAGTGCGAGAAAAGTGGATGTTAAGACCATACAACTTGTTCGAAGTTTAGCAGTTTTACCAAACAAACCTTTTAATAGCAATATTCACGAGATGTATATTAGCTTTATTTGTGGTGAACTTGACGTTTTTGACCCTAAAACAGGCGAGCTCTTCAACCCAGATGACTTTACAGACAAGAATGGCGAACCAAAGAGTTTGAGTGAAAGCACAATCAATAATATTTTGAATGATCCAGCTTCACGTGTGCTAATAGAAGAGTCATTATCAAACTGGAGTACCTTTATGCACGAACAAATGCCTCACATGCATCGTCATTCTGGTCGTTTCTCATTGAGTCAAGTAACAATGGACGACGTGGACTTGACACGCAAGCTGAAGGACACAAAACAGCGAGTGCACGCTTATTATGCGTATGACGTGGTTAGTCAGTGTGTGATTGGTGCAAGCTATGCGAGAAAGAAAGACGAAGGTCTTGTTGTTGACTGTTTCCGAGATATGTTCCGCCTAATAGCTCGTCAAGGATGGGGAATCCCTGCAGGAATAGAGGTAGAGAACCACTTGATGAGTCAATATAAAGAGGGCTTCCTCAAAGCGGAGACAGTATTTCAGTTTGTTCGTTTCTGTGCGCCATTGAACTCACAAGAAAAGTATGCCGAACCTCTGAATGGTGCCAAGAAGCGCAGCATAATCCACAAGAATCACGAAGGTATCGGTCGATTCTATGGCAAGGGAAAGTGGTGTCAAGAGTTTAAGAAGATCAGTGACGAAACCAACGAACTCTATGAAGATAAGGAATACTTCACCTTCGAGCAGCTTGTTGCTGACGACCGTAGAGATAATGACGAGTGGAACAATACACTACATCCAAATCAGAAGATGTATCCTGGTATGACACGCTGGCAAGTTCTTGAAGCCAACATCAATCCGAATCTGCTTCCTTACGATGCAAAGATGCTTGCTTATCATATTGGTGAGAGAGTTGAAACAAGCATACGAAGGAACTCAACGGTAAGAGTGGCACACGAAGATTGGTGGTTGAGCTGCACAAGTGTTTTGGAGCGTCTTGCACCGAATAACTATAAGGTAACAGCCTGTTATCTTCCAAATGAAGAGGGCGAGCCACAAGAGGTGTTCATCTATCAAGGAGGAAAATATATCGATACTGTTGAGAAAGTAAAGACTTTCAACCGAGTCATGGCAGAACAGACCGATGAAGACAGAGCAGCATTTGTTGAACAGCAGAAGAAAATTGCTAAGTTCACTGCTTACATCAAGGAGAATGCCATTAACAGATTGGGAATATTGAAACCTACTCCACAAGAGCAATTGGAAGAAACGCAAGAGATAGTTTGTACAGCTCCTAAGGAGGAAATACCGCAGATGACCTTGATAAGTGCAGCAGACAGAGCGGTTGAAGATATATAAATAAGATTAATTTAAATGCCATTAGAATATGATTACAACAGGCAACAAAAAGCGGATTTTGGATGCTATAGTAGCCAACCGCAAGAATTATCCAAGTGATGCAAAGCACGCATCTGTATTAGGAATCTCTCCAAGCGTTTACAACGGCTTGAAGAAAGGGCAAATCGAAAAAACTCTAAGTGATGCAAACTGGGTGAGTATAGCTCGTCGCTTGGATGTTAGTCTTCGTGAGAGAATTGAGTGGAAAGGTGCACAGACAGAAACCTTTAAGTATATCAGTCTTCAGATGGAGGCTTGTCAAGAGCGCAGTCTGAGCGTAATACTGTGTGACCTTCCTAATATCGGCAAGACCTACACAGCCAGATGGTATGTCAACGAGCACCGCAATGCTATTTACGTAGATTGTTCTCAAGTAAAGACAAAACGTGCGCTGGTAAAGAAGATAGCACAAGAGTTTGGTGTCGGTATCAGTGGTAAATATCAAGAAACATACGAAGACCTTGTTTATTACCTGCGCTCTATGGAGCGTCCGCTGATAGTATTAGACGAAGCTGGCGACTTGCAATATGATGCCTTTCTTGAATTGAAAGCCTTATGGAACGCAACGGAGATGTGCTGTGGTTGGTATATGATGGGTGCAGATGGCTTACGTTCCAAGATAAACAGAATGTTAGAGCATCAGAAAGTTGGTTATGCAGAGATATTCTCTCGCTATGGTGGAAAGTATAGCCGTGTTACTCCAGATCATGAAGAAGATCGTCGGCAGTTCCTACTTGAGCAGGCTCGTGCAGTAGCAAGTGTAAACGCTCCAGGTGGTACAGACATCGGCCAAATAGTTCGTAAGAGCGGAGGCGGTTTGCGACGAGTATATACAGAGATTGAGAAATTGAAGAAAGGTTCATAATGGTTAAGCGCGCATATAGCCCAAAAGAGATAGCTAAGAAGACCTACAAGACACTGCCCTGGAGTGGTAGATGGGCAGAAGCTTTTGGCTTGCCAGAGGAAAACTCAACATGGTTTATTAGCGGTGCCAGTGCTGCAGGCAAGAGTTCATTCGTTATGCAACTGGCTCACGAGTTGACCCACTACGGACAAGTGCTATATATGAGCTATGAGGAAGGTGTTAGCCAAAGCTTCCAAGAACGTATCAAGCGTTTTAATATGGACAAGCGACAGGGCTGGTTTAGAGTAGTAACGACTGACACTGTAGAAGACCTTATAGCACGATTGAAGAAACGGCACAGTGCTAAGTTCATCATTGTAGACAGTTTCCAAGAAAGCGGTTGGGAATGGGCTGAGACAAAAGCATTACTTGAAGCTTTCCCAAGAAAGAGTTTTATCTTCATCAGCCAAGAAGCTAAAGGACAACCATTAGGTAAGCCAGCAATCAGACTACGCTACCACGCAGGAGTCAAAGTGAGGGTTGTCGGATTCAGGGCATTTTGCCAAGGGCGATTCAACCCAGATGCTGGTAACAGCTTTGTCGTATGGGAAGAAGGAGTACTGAGAACTTCTAATAAAATGTACTCTGACAAACAACAAGTTGAGACAGAAGTTAATAATAATACACAGAATAATGAGTAAGGAGAGACGAATAATCGAGATTACACCAGGGAAACTTAGCCCAGGTGGTCGAATGACAGAAGTTATAGAAAGTAAAGACTTCAAATGTCCGTACTGTCAAGGTAATGGCTATCACTGGCAAGAGGACGAGTATCAAGAGCCATACAAAAAAGATTGTCTAATCTGTCAAGGCAGCGGTAAGCTTGATGCAGAAGTTAGAGTTGAGTGGAAACCTGCAAACAAATAGTTATGGAAAGGTTACTGTCGCATTCGATAACACCTACTGACAAGCCAGTATGGTTAGTAAAACTACAACATGCCATCAGTCAAGCATTCTCTTCACGCGGTATAGAAGACAGTGAAAAAGGATGGAAGGAACTGAAAGACTTCGTTGATTGGTTTGTTTATAAACTTTATGACCGTAGAGACATAACTTTGAGAAGCAAAGTAACATCCAGCCTTACGGATGAGGATGGTCAGACTCAACTCCTTATTAAGCGAAACGGAAAATTAATTCAAACATATTACATTCAAAAATAATAAGATTATGATTACATTTTTAGACGAAATTAGAAAGCGATTGCAGACATGGCATGAGGAGCGTGCCAATAGAATAGAAGAAAAGCGACAAGCACAGCTTGACTCGGAGGCACGTGAAGCCGTGCAAGTAATGGAGTTCAATGGTAAGCTGTACATTTGCGTGGATGGTAAACCACTATTCGATATTGACATCTTCAAGGACAGTGTGGCGGAGGTTGTAGCGTGCGGTCGACGAACTTACAAAGACTGGAAGGAGGAAAAGCTATGGGAGCGCACAGGAACTACGCAAGGTTTTATACCTTGTTAAAGAAATTGCCTTGTGCTGACAAGGAAACACTTGTGTCAAGCTTCACAAATGGACGAACAACAAGTCTGCGCGAGATGAGTGCGAAAGAGTATGAGACAATGTGCGTATCATTGGAGGAACAGACAGGCTGGAAGTCAGAACTGAAGAAAAAACGCAGTTTGTGCCTTAAGCTGATGCAGCAGCTTGGAATTGACACTTCTGATTGGGCAAGAGTTGATAATTTCTGTCAGCATCCACGACTTGCAGGTAAGCCCTTTAGAAAGATAAGCATTGAAGAACTACAAGGTCTTGCTGTGAAGCTGCGAACAATCAAGCAAAAGGGTGGATTGAAAGAACCAGCCCTACAAGAGAAACAAAGAACATCATCTACAATTGTCTATATCCCAATAGGCAATATGGCAGAAAATTAAGTATAATATTAAACGAATTCAATTATGAGGACAAAAGTACGTGATTGGTATGAAGTCAAAATGCGCTATGACAAAGTGTATGAGGACGGACGTGAAAAGAAAGTGACCGAGAGTTATGTGGTCGAAGCTTTTTCATTCGGAGAGGCTGAAAAAGCCGCTATGGAATTCCTGGTTAGCTATGTGTCAGGGGAAATTCAAATAGTAAACATCAATCCAATGAAATTTAAGCAAGTAGTCTTCAATGAAGAAGAGTCATGCGACCGTTATTACAAGGCTACACTTCAGTTTATCACTCTTGACGAGAGAACTGAGAAAGAAAAATATACACAGGTTTACTATCTGGTACAGGCCTCTTCTTTTGACAACTGTAAGGATACTATCCGAAGTTTTATGGGTTTAGCCATGATAGACTACCAGATTGTTTCTGTATCAGAAACTAAAGTTATTGATGTGATAGAAGACAAATTATAAACCAAAAATTAAAAAAACAATGGCAACAAGAAAGAAGAAAGTAATTATCACAGGTGTGAGTAGAGAAGCTGCAGACGAGGCTTTTGCAAATTATGCTAAGTCCGATGCACAAGTTCAGAAGATTAATGCAGAGATAGAACTGCAATGCGCTAAGATCCGTGAGAAGTATGCTGACAAGTTAGCGTCGCTTACAGAGGAGAAAGACAAAGCATTCGATACACTGCAGGCCTTTGCTACCGAGAACCAGGCAGAGTTGTTCACTAAAAAGAAGAGCCTTGATATGGCACATGGCGTGATAGGCTTCAGAACAGGAACTCCAAAGTTGAAGACATTGAAAGGCTTTACTTGGGCAAGTGCTTTACAATTAGTGAAAGAGTTCCTACCTGACTATGTTCGAGAGACTTTGGACATTTCTAAAGATAAGCTGCTTGCAGACCGTGACACAGAGGCAATGCCTGAGAGGATGGCAAAGTGTGGTATACAGGTAGCACAAGATGAGACCTTTTATGTTGAACCTAAGAAAGAGGAGACAGGCGTATGAGAAAAAATGTAGTTAAGCCACCTAAGATAGCTTTGTGCCGTGAATGTAACGGCATAGGCTTCCGAAAAATCAGCGTAGGTGGAACCTCGACACAAATTCAGTGTCCTCAGTGTGAAGGAAGTGGAAGAGTCCTGGTGAAATGCAAGATGGACCTTGATATCCGTCCCTACAAAAAGAATCAATAACCTTTAAATCCCAGTATCAGGTGGACAGACGAAAAGGAAAGAGTTATGCAAAACGCGTTGCCGAC